ATACAGTTGTTATTCCAACAGGAACATCTGGTGCTACACAAAATAGAGTTGTAATGTATGTTCCTTCAACTTATATATCATTTACTGCTGTTCCATCTACTGATGCGATTACGACTGCAAATGTTGTTAGAAAACGTGCAAAATTAAATGAACAAACCCAAAATATTGCAATCAGAAAATTACCAAAAAGAAGAATTAAAACATTATTGACTGATACTAATAGTGGAGTTTCTGATACTATAATTAAAGTAAGAAGACAATTTGTTCAATCATCCACCTCAGCTGGTATTATAAGTTTATCTGCTGGTTCAAATGAAACATTTAATACAGAGACAAATGCGAATTATACGATTGCAATTGTTCGAAATGCATCTAATAGTGGTACTGGTCGTGTGGGAGATATCATAGATATCACAGGAACAAATGTCACAGCAAGTGGTAACGGTACTGGAACTTTGACTATAACATCATCAACTGTTTTTGGTTCAGGATATCAAGTACAAGTTCTTGCATCATTAACAAGAACAGTTGTAAGTGCAAAAACAAAAACATTAAAATCATCTAAAACTATGATTGTTGCAAATGTCGGTTCTACTGCAAATCGAACTTGGGGTTGTGATGCAAGTGATACTGAAATTTCACTTGGTCGTGCAGATTGTTTTAGATTTCGTGCCGTTTATGAATCTTTAGCTTCAGGTACAAATGCTGTTGCTCCAACATTAACTGTAGGCAGTGTTTCGGGTAGTTTCACAAGAGGCGAAATAATTACTGGTGGAACAACTGGTGCAAAAGGATATCTTATTACTATAGACACCGACAATCCATTACAATATGTGTTAACGACTGCAACAGATTTTTCAAGCACAGATACACTTACAGGTGCAACATCTGGTGCTACTGCAACTGCATCTGCAAAAACAGATGGCGATACAGTTGTAACAAGTAATTTTACACTTGATACTGGACAACGAGATAACTATTATGATATTTCAAGAATTGTTAGAAAACCAGGTCATCCAGCACCAACTGGAAAATTACTTCTAGTCTTTGATTACTTCGAACATGGTAGTGGTGATTTATTTACCGTAGATTCATATCCTACTTCTGGAACAGAGTTTGGTTATAAAGATATACCAACATATAGTGCAACAAGAATTGACCCAGATGTAAGAGAACCAACTGGTCAATATTTTTTAAGTGATTGTGCAGATTTTAGACCAAGAGTCGCTGATATAGCAGGCGCAAGTGCAACTATTGCTAATGTAGATACAATCACAGGATATTCGTTTGACTTTGCTTCCAGAGCATTTACTGGAACAGCTGGGGATGGCTCATCAATTACAGATATGTGTCAAGATGGAACAAATATTCAAGCAGATATTGATTACTATCTTGCAAGAAAATCTTCTTTATTCCTAACATCACAAGGTGAATTTAAAGTTATAGATGGTGCTCCTGCTGAGATTGGTTTTACAACTTATCCAAAATCACTTGATAATTCAATGAAACTTGCAGATTTTGATTTTGACCCATATGTAAGAACTATAAAAGATGATACTGTAGTTACTAGAATGAATAATAAACGATACACAATGCGTGATATTGGGTATTTAGAAAAAAGAATTAAAAATATTGAATATTATACTGCATTAAGTATGTTAGAAAACGAAGCACAAAGTTTTGAAGTTCAAGATGAAAATGGATTGAATAGATTTAAATCTGGTTTGGTGGTAGATAATTTCTCTGGACATAGAGTTGGAGATGTTAATCATAAAGATTATAGATGTTCTGTAGATATGGAAATTAATGAACTTCGACCAAAATACTTTATGAAAGGTATTGATTTAACAGAAGAAAATACTACAACTGCAGAAAGAACTTCAGATGGATATCAATTAACTGGTGATGTCGTAACATTACCTTATACTGATACTGCAAGTATTACTCAACCATATGCTACTACAACAGAAAATATAAATCCATTTTTACAATTTTTATGGGTAGGTATTTGTACATTAGGCCCAAATGGTGATGAATGGTTTGAAACTCAATATAATCCAGATGTTATTCAATTTGCAGAAGGAAACTTTGATACGATTCTTGCAGAAAATCAGAATGCAATTGGAACGATATGGAATGCATGGGAAACTCAATGGAGTGGAGTTACGAGGGCTGATATAATTGGTAGAAGGGATATGGGTAATCCCTTGGGTGGTCCAGTATGGTGGAATGTAGTACGACAAAGAGGAATATCAAGCAGAACAGGAATAAACACACAAGTTGTTGAACAAATTGATACAGAAATAATAAATGATAGGTTGGTTTCAATGGGGATAGTTCCATTTGTTCGTGCAAGAAATGTAACATTTAGTGCAGTTGCTATGAAACCTAATACAAAAGTTTATCCTTATTTTGATAAAGAACTTGTAACTGCATATATAACACCGACTGATGGTGCATTGGGTGGAATTTTAACAACAGATGCAAATGGTGCAGTAAGTGGAACATTTGCGATTCCAAGTCCGACTGTACCAGGAAATCCTATATGGCAAACTGGTGATATTAATTTTAGAGTAACATCAAGTTCAACAAATTCAACATTAGCAAGAGCAGATACTTTTGCACAAGCAATTTATAGTGCTTCTGGAATATTAGAAACAAGAGAAAGAGATATTGTTTCAACTAGAAATGCTAGAGTACAAACAATATCTATAACGGAAAATATTACTACTACCAGAGAATTCGCCACCAATCGTCACTTTGACCCACTTGCACAATCGTTTATATCTGAAAGTGGTACTGGAGAATTTATAACAAAGGTAGATATATATTTTGCTACTAAAGATTCTACGATTCCCGTAACATTACAAATAAGAGAGATGGATAATGGATTTCCTACTCCAAAGGTTTTACCATTTGGTAGTGTAACATTAAATCCATCTTCAGTAAATATTGATGCGAGTACGGCTGCTACTGCAACAACATTTACTTTTGAATCACCAATTTATATTGTACCTAATGTAGAATATTGTATGGTATTAATGACAGATTCACAGGATTATAATGTTTGGATTTCTCGAATGGGCGAAACAGATGTAACTGCTGGTAGATTTATAAATGACCAACCATTTCTTGGTGTGTTATTCAAATCACAAAATAATTCTACTTGGAGTGCATATGATTTTGAAGATTTAAAATTTACTTTATATCGAGCATCATTTACAACTGGAATATCTGGTACTTTAACATTAAATAATGATGCGCTATCAACACAAACTTTAAAAGCAAATCCTATTGAAAGTTTTGCTTCAACTGCTCTTGTTAAAGTTAGACAAACAGACCATCAAATGTATTCAAAATCAAACAATGTAACTATTGCTGGTGTATCAAGTGGATTATCAACGACCTTAAATGGTGCGATTGGTACTACTGGTGCCCCTATTTTAGATTCTGTAACAAACTTTACAGATACAAGTGGAGTTTATAATAGAATTTCAATATCAAGTGTGAATACATATCATATTAAAATTGATGATGAGATTATTTCATACACAGGTGTTTCTACCAAGACACTTTCTGGTACTGTAACAAGAGCGGCAAGAAGTACAACTGCAGCTAGTCATGATGATGATGCAACGGTTGAGTTCTATCAATTTAATGGATTAATATTAGATGAAATTAATAAAACACATACTGCAGTTGCAAATGGAACAGATGTTCAAACTTTAGTAGGAATTGATTCTTATACTGTTACAACTACACTTTCAGCTGAAACTGCTGGAACATTTGGTGGTAGTTCTGTAACTACAACACAAAACGCATTATTTGATACTTTTAAAGTATTGATGCCATCATTAGGATTTCCAGAAACTACATTAAGTCCAACTATTAAATCTACAGCTGGAACAAGTCCGAATGGAAGTCAAAGTTCATTTACTAAAGCAAGTACAGGTATATCATTTGATTTAAATGAAAATCATGATTTTGATGTTCCAAAAATTATTGCATCTGGTATTAATGAAACAAATGAAATGTCTAGTGTTAAATCATTATCGTTAGATTTTGTATTACATAGTACAAGTGAATATGTTTCACCATATATTGATTTAGACCAAAAATCAATTGTTTGTGTTGCAAATAGAATAACGAATGTAGATAGTTCATCTGATGTTTATCCAACAGGTGACTTTGTTGATGCAGTCGAACCAGAAGGCGATAGTGGCGAAACAGTTTATATGACTAGAAAGGTCGGATTGGATACTCCTGCTACTGCGTTAAGACTTATACTTGATGCACATAAACCTTCTACTTCTGATATTAAAGTTATGTATAAAATTCTAAGGTCAGATGATGCATCTAGTTTTGAGGATTTGGGTTGGGTATATTTTAATACTACAGGAACTACTGATAATACTGTAAGTTCAAATACTACGAAAGATGACTTTACTGAATATCAATATACTGCAGGCAAAAAAGATGATGGTACAGGAAGTGCATTAAATGAATTCATTACATTTGCAATCAAGATTAAAATGCAAGGAACAAATTGTGCTGAAGTACCAAGAATAAGAGATTTAAGGGCGTTGGCATTAGCAACATAAAACTATGAGTGGAAGAATACCAGTAAAAGGTAAATCAGATTTAGCAAGAGATGTTCATTCTGGTGGGATTATAAACACAAATAGAAGTGCATACGAAACTGCAGTTAAAAGGTCAAGAGATGCACAAAGACAAAGAGATGAAATTAGAGAAGCAACACAAGAAATAAATGCATTAAAGAATGAAATGAGTGAAATTAAATCTCTTTTGATGAAGTTAGCGAACACTTCTTAGTCGTTTATTAACCCATCTTCTTTATAAATATAAACAAAGGAAGAAGTAAATGGCAACACCGACAACAAAAACAACATTTAAAAATTACTGTTTAAGGTCATTAGGTCAACCTGTTATTGAAATTAATGTTGATGATGACCAATTAGATGATAGAGTTGAAGAAGCACTTCAATATTTTCAAGAAATGCACTATAATGGTGTAGAAAGAGTTTTTCTTAAACACGTCATGACAGCTGCAGATTTAACAAGGGGACAAGCAAACGATTCAGCTGATACTGCAACAGATGATAAAGATGGTTCAACAACTGCCGATTGGGTAGAACAAAAAGGTTGGATACCTGTTCCAGATACAGTTTTATCAGTTGTTAGAGTTTTTCCTTTTGATGATAGTTCAACAAATAATTTATTTGATGTGAGATATCAATTAAGATTAAATGATTTATATGATTTTTCTTCTACTTCTATCATGCATTATAAAATGACAATGCAACATTTATCTTTTTTAAATCAAATGTTAGTAGGAGAAATTCCTTTAAGACATAATCAACATCAAAATAGATTATATGTAGATATGGATTGGACAAATGATATTGCATCTGGTGAATATTTAATTATAGAAGCATATAGACAACTCGACCCAGCAACTTATACTTCGATATGGAATGATATGTTTTTTAAAAGATATGCAATCGCATTGATAAAAAAACAATGGGGAAATAATCTACTTAAATTTAGAGGCATGCAAATGTTAGGTGGTGTTGAGATTAATGGTGAAGCCATTCTTACGGAAGCCAAAGAAGAAATAGAAAAACTTCAAGAAGAAATAAAATTAGCATATGATGTACCACCAATGGTTCAAATAGGATAGATAAATGCCAACTAATGTATACTTTGATACTGGAACTCAATCAGAACAAGACCTTTATGAAGCAATCATTGTTGAACAAATAAGGATACAAGGTCAAGAAGTATACTATTTACCAAGAACACTTGTAAAAGAAGATAGTCTTTTTTATGAAGATACTCTTTCTAAATTTGATGATGCGTATTTAATCGAAATGGTATTTAATGACGTTGAAGGTTTTGGTGGTGAAAAAGAATTAATGGGCAAATTCGGTTTGGAAATGAGAGAGGAATGTTCTTTTACTGTCGCAAGAAGAAGATTTGAAGAATTGGTTGGAATTGATTCTAATATAATAGTTTCATCAAGACCAAATGAGGGTGATTTAATTTACTTCCCAAAAACAAATAAAATGTTTGAAATAACATTTGTAGACCATGACGACCCATTCTATCAAGTACAAAATAGACCTACATATAGATTAAGTTGTAGAACATTTGAATATTCAAGTGAAATTATTGATACTGACATTGCAGAAATAGATGCAATAGAAACAACATTTACAAGAGATTCAATGCAGTATCAAGTTTCAATGGAACAATCTGGTTCATATACAGAAAGTTTTCAATTAGAAGAATCTTATGGTGGAGAGAATTTAATATTAGACGGAACAGATGGTTCTAGTACAAATGCTGATAGTGATATTCAAGGTGAAACTGAATACTTATCTGGTGCGATTCTTGCAGAAGATACTGAACAATCAAGAATTGATTCATTTGTTGATGGGCGTGAGCCAGTTTGATGCCCACCATGTTGGCATTACCCAGAACCGTCTCAAGTTTTTTTAACTGTTCTTCGCTATC